GAATGAGCTACGCAAGCCTGACTAACCTAAAAGACTATTTAGGTATAAGCGTTGCCACGACCGAAGACGACCCTCTGCTTACTGACTTGCTCACACGAGCTGAAGGTATAATTGACGCTTACACCGGAAGGCGCTTTGAAGCTGAAACGGCGACCAAGTATTTCACCATAGACGATGTAGACGGACAGGATTTGAACTTGTGGGGTTACGACCTGCTTACTGTTACCAAACTGACAAATGGTGATGGTATGGAGATTGCCTCTGGAAGCTATCGGCTTTTTCCGCGCAATGATAATCCGAAATGGATGATTAGGTTAGATGAAGAACAATCGTGGAACTTTACCGATGCCGACAGCGAGATTAGCGTTGCTGGCACGTGGGGCTATTCTGCAACCGCTCCTGCTGATATAACGCACGCTTGCATAAGGCTTGCAGCTTTCCTATATCGGCAAAAGGATACCAGCGCTGATATTGACCGACCGATGGTGACTGGCGATGGTGTAACGATCATGCCAAGCGGATTGCCTGCGGATGTGCAGAAATTGCTTGACCGGTATAAGCGAAGGGCGGCGGCATGAGCAAGATTTTAGACGTTTATGACGCGCTTGCAAACATGGAAGTCAAGAGCACTAAGTCGCTCAAAGTCTACAACCTCGAAGCGTTACCTGAGAGTGTCGACACCGCTAATTTACCCGCGCGCTTCTTGCTTCCGCTCAGTCCGCAACCAATGGAGGGGCGTGACGGCATGTTCATCAACATGGGCAAGCGCATCAATGTGCATTGGGTGATTAACGACCTCATGCTCTGGCAGGCGAGCGAACAAGGCAGCGGGCTGAAAGGCTTCGCGCGTGACCTTGTGGACTACTGCGGCAATTACATCGAGGAAATTAAGCAACATCCATGCCTTGCCGGATGCGTGGTGAAAAGCTTCAACGTTAGGACTGGTGTGTTTGAGTGGCCTGCCATGAGCGGGCGCTATTTCGCGGGCGCACTGGCTGAAATAACAGTGGAGGAACTGATCTAATGACAATTTACAAATACAAAGGCGGCGGGATAGTCTACGGCTTACCCGCGCGCGACATCAAAGAAAAAGAGTGGGACAAGCTCCCGCAAAGGCTTCAGGAAGCTGGGCTAAAAACAGGCATTTACGAAAAAGTTGTGCCAGAAAAGATTGAAAAAGATGGAGGTCAAAAATGACTTATTCGGATGATTTGAACGTCTTACTGCGGGGAAAACAAACCGCATTTAAGACCGCGGCTACCGCTCCGACCGCGATAATGCAAAACGTGAGCGAGTGCAGTCTCGACCCTGAATGGGAAGTGCCAGACAGCAACAAGAGACAAGGCACGATGACACCAACAGGCGGTGAAAGCATTACCAAAATCGCCTCGAGCGGAAGTATTGAAACAAGTAACGAAACTTTTGAGGATATCAACTACTGGCTTGACAGTCTGTTTAGCGAGGCGACATCTTCGGGGTCTGCCGCGCCATTCACGCGCGAGTATGCCGCGCCACTTAGCGCGAACCCATCACCCGCTTTTATGAGCCTGTGGTGGGGGCAAAACGGTATTTTCTCACGCCAAAAAGACGCGAGCGTGGCGACGTTCAAGATGACCGCGTCGGATAACAGCGGTGTGAATACGAGTGTGTCTCTCGTTGGTGGGCAAGTTGAAAAAGTAACCGACCCGCCCGCGCTTACCGTGCGCACTGGGCAAAAGGAAATGACCGGTTGTAATACCGCGGTCTTTGTTGACGCGTGGACTGGCACGATGGGCACGACCGCTATCACGCTTACTGCTTTTGCTTATGAGCTAACCGTGAACTCAAACCGTCAAACGCGAGGCTTTTTGGGCGCTTGCGATGCGGCTGCTATCCGAGACGCGCGCTGGGACGGGCAACTGAAAATCAGCATGGAAGTGAACAACACGTCCATTCCGTTTATTGCTGAAATGCTGGGCGCGCCAAATAAGATGCTTGAAAAGCAGATCCAAATCAAGCACTTTGACGGTACAGGCGCGAACCTACGGGAAACCGTTGTTCAGTTTTGCGGACGCACGAAACAACCGCCAAAACTGTTTACCGACCGTGACGGCGTGGTGGCTATCGACCTCGTGTTTGATGGCGCGTACAACCCGACCTTTGGCAACTGGCTCAAAGTCCAGACCAAATGTGGCGTGAAAACCTTAGTTTAGAAAGGACGAACGATGAAAAAGTTTGAACATAAGAAGTTTGGCAAGTTAGAAGTTTTGGACTTCACGACAAAGCAATACCAGGAATACAGCACACGCATTGAAGACGCGGCAAACAAGAATTTTGTTGTGTTTCGCATTGAGTTAGTGAAAGCCTGTTTAGAGCTTGGCATGATTAAATGCGAGCCTGAACTGACTTCTGAAGGTGTTGACAATGAAAAGCCAAACCGCGTTATGTGGCTTGCGGATAAGACTGCTGAAGCAATCGCGGAGGCAGTGAGTATCGACCCTTTAGACTGATTGATGTCGCTGACTTCGCGGAAGGGAAAAAGGACAGCGCGCCACCTGCTGAACTTATGCTGGCGTTCGATTGTGAACGCTGGAAATGCTTGCCAACAGCAGGCGGCGTGCTTGACCAACCCGCGGGACTTGTTATGAAAATGAGTAACTACCTGAACGTTTACAGGGCTTTTGAGGCTTACAGCGAAGCCGATAAAACCAAAATGGCGGATTGGAAAAAGAACAACCGCTTAGCGTGGGACGTTGTGAAGTCTGTAAACGCGATGAGAAAGGAGGCAAAGCATGAGTGACGCAAGACTGGCAATTATTATTTCAGCAGTTGACCACGCGTCTAAAGAGCTGAAAAGCATCAAGAACGAAATTGGCGGTCTTGGCGACGCTGGCGAAAAGGCGAGCAAAAGCGGCCTGCAAAAGCTTAAAGACGGCTTTAGCGCGGCTAAAGGCGCGGCGCTGAAAGCTTACGCTGCGTTCAAAATTACCAAAAAAGCCGTGGATAAAGTCTATCAAGCGGCACGCGAAGGCGCTGACCTCGTTTACCTCGAACAACGGTTTGACAACCTAAGCCGTTCAATCGGCACGACATCGAGCGCCTTGATGATGGACTTACGGTCAGCCGTCAAAGGCACAAAGTCCGACATGGAGTTGATGGCTGGCGCATCCGATATGTTAGCGCTAGGACTGGCAAAGTCGCATGACCAAGCCGTGAGGCTAACAGCAGTTGCCGGTGCTTTGGGTTGGAACATGGATCAGCTTACGCTCACCATCACCAACGAGACCACCAAGCGGCTTGACACACTAGGCTTATCCGTCGAGAGCGTGAAAGGGCGCTACGAGGCGCTCAAAGAAGCTGGCATCGAAGGACAGCAAGCCATGACGCAAGCCATCATTGAGGCTGGTGAAGCCATGATAACGCTGCAAGGGCACGTTGGCGACACCACGCTCGGCGCTTTCCAGAGAATGGAGGCTTCTCAGTCTAATTTCTTCAATGCCATGAAAGAAAACTTGGCTGAGGGTGCGACTGGCTGGGCGGAGTTTTGGACGAATGTCTATGACAGCGCTTCGCATGCTGTGCGAAGACAAAATGTTATTGACTCAATCGGCAGTCTGATACCCGAACTGAACGAGAAAATCGAAAGCGCGGTTGAGAAGAATTTAGAAACAGCTGACAAGTCCTTTAGCGAGCTGTATGGTATGTACGCCTCTGGAACAGGCAGCATCGGTTTTGCAGTTGCTGATAATCTTGCAATCAAGAAGAGCTGGGACGAACTGCTTGACCTTCCGGGTGCTGAAGCCGCAATGATTGGCGTGCAGAACCAATTTGAGCGCTTATCAGAGGGCTCTAGGCGCTACCTATCAGAAAAAATCGACTGGGAGCGCTACCTCAACAACGAGTATTACCGCGCCACAGTCGACGAGATGATCGACAAAAGTCTCGAATACGCTGAGAGCATCAAAACCACCGGCGCAACTTACGATGTCTATGAGGACCAGCAAGAGGCTGTTGTCAGGCAATATGAAAAGATGGCAGCCGCCCGCAAACAAGCCATTGACGACGGCGTCAAAGCGCACTACGACATGCAAGGCGCGCTGCAAGGTATTGCCGGCGAGACAGACAAAGTATCAGCTGCTATGACATTGTGGCTCAGCTCGCAACAGGGCATGACGACATTCGTCGGGCTGTTACGCACTTACACCGTTGAACTCGAGGGTATCAAAGAGAAGAAAGCACGCATTGTCGAACTCGAGGAAATCGTCAAGAACAATGGCGGTATCTACGACGGTCAAAAGATAAGCGCCGAACAAGCTCGCAAAGAAATCGAGAAGCTAAACGAGGCTATCGACAACAGCCATCAGCGCATGAAGGACGTCGTCAAAGACGCGATCGTAAACGCCTACATTCAGCAGGTCATGGCTGGAACTGAATCGATGGGCGAGAAATTCAATCAGATATTTGGCTTCCTGGAAAAGCATGGACTGGCAAGTAAAGAAGCGCTCCAGGCCTTACGCGAGGAGTTAGGGCTTTATGAGGACGACATTGCTGACTTCACTGGTGCCGAACATGTGGTGAACGTCCAGACCGAAGTCGACAAAAAAGAACTCGACGACTTGCGCAAAGACATCGAGAACTACAAGAGCGACCTGAAAGTCAAGACCGTGCTTGACAGCGGCGAGACCGACGACTACGAGCCACCATCTAAGAATATGTGGGTAGATGCACAACTCAACGCGCTCAACGTCGAGAATTACGGGCCGCCAACCAAGAATATGTGGGTAGATGCACAACTCAACGCGCTCAACGTCGAGAATTATGAGACGCCAACCAACAAGAAACTCAAAGTCTCGATCGAACTCGACACTAAAGCCGTTGACGGCTACAACCCCCCGACACTCTATGGCAGCGTGGTTTACCTGCCGAACAAGACGGAAATAAAAGCCGCCGGCGGCACTGTGCAAGCCGCTGCTGCCGGGCGTTCGACATCGCCACGAGGTAATTACTTGTGGCAGGAATACGGCTACAGGGGCGAGATATTCGTACCCTCAATGGATGGATACATTTTGAGCAAGGCTGATGCGGCGCGGGCGGTCTCCGCGGGCAGTGCGAACATGGACTACGAGCAATTGGAAATGGCGGTCGAGAGCGCGTTTAACCGGGCGCTTGACCGATACGATAACAAGTTGCGCCCGACGGCGGTTATGAGCCGGGCGTCAGCGTTTGAAAATACGGCAAGATGGAGATAAAAATAAGAGATCATGGGACTAAAACCGAAGTTTTGGATCGTTGAACCGATGGCGTCAATCAACGAGTGTGAGAATCCGCTACCGTGGACGCTTGACGGCATCACTGTAGTTGGCGGCGGCACCGTGGAGATCAGCACGCAGAGAATGCGCAACGGCGGGCCGGTGTTGTTAGCGCACGGCGCTACCGTATGGTGGAAAAAGCCGATGAACAAACTGAAGACTGGCGAGCAGTACGAGCTGTTGTTGAACGTATGGGCGCCGAACAACACGCAAGTTGAAGTAGAAATCTGCACCAGTTCTGGAACGTCAACTGGGACATCACAAGTTTTTGATTTCAACGGCGAGTGGCGATGGTGCAGAGTGCCGTTTGTTGTCGGCGCTGCTGGACTGACGTTCAGGGTTTTGGCGTCTGACGGGCAAGACTTCTACGTTGACCGTATTTCCGTGCAAAAAGGCGAGAACATGACGTGGTTCTGCGGGTACGGATTTACGGCTTCTGACAATCAGTGTTTTCGATGGGAAGGTGAGCCAATGAACAGCCGGTCTGTCCACAATGGGCTATGCCGGCGCGCTGGGAAGATGGTTGATATCGATGAACTGATGATCGTGGAGCAGGCGCCAGGTCTGGGTATGGGAGACTGGGAACAGCGCATGACACCCGTAATGACAGGCGGCGCGCTTTATCAAGATCACTACCCCGTGCCGCGATATTTCTCATTGCAAGGTACGGCAGTATCACAGGATTACAAGGAGTTGTTTTTAAAGCGGAAGGCGTTATCGCTTTTGGTGCGCCCGGACACGAAGGGCGAGCAGTTGCTTAACTTGCTTTATCAAGGGATTGACAGCGAAACAGGGCTGCCGATGACCGAGGAGCTGACGCTTGAGTGCGCCTGTATCTGGGGCTTGCGTGATGTTCCTGATTTGCCTACTTATGCCTCACAGCAGATCGATTTTGTGATGCCTGATCCGCACCTTTACGCCAACCATTATGACGGCTACAAACAGGGCGACGGGGTGGAGATAACGTCGGACAACATCGTCATGCGGCGTAAAAACGGCGAGTGGAAAGCACTGCCCGGACTTGATGGCGAGGTGAAATGCGTTGCCGTGGACACCGCTGGGAGGATTTGGGCTGGCGGTGCGTTTACTGGCAAAATCATATGGTGGAACGGCACGAGCTGGAGGAAGCCTGTAGCGGGTGGCGCGCCTGACGGGGACGTCAACGCGATTGCTGTACTGCCCAGCGGCGACATTTATATCGGAGGCGACTTTACTTATATTGGGTCGAATCTGCACACCAGAGTCGCTAGCCTGCGTAAAATTACGGGGCAAAACTGGTGGGATCCTACGCAAATGGGGACTGGCTGCAATGCTACCGTACGGGCGATCCACATTGACGACACAGGCAATGTGATTGTCGGCGGTGATTTTACGACCGCTGGCGGAAAGTCAAGCGTTGGGGTGGCGATGTACAACCCGTCAAACCCCGTTATCGCTGACCGCTGGACTGGATTTGGCACGGCGCTGTCCAGCGGGGCAATTGTGCGGTCGATTTGCAACGGCGGTTATCCGCGGCGTGTCGCACTTGGTGGCGCTTTTCAGGCGAGTGCGGCATCCTCAATCAAGAACCTTGCGTTTTTGAATACCGACAACGGGCAGCTATCCAGTTTTGGCGATGTGAGGACTTATCCGACCATGAACACGGAACAAGGCATTCAGTGCGTTACAAGACTTGCTGACGGTTCAACGGCTTATGCTGGCACGTTGGTGTTCCCGGGTCCGCTTTACTCCAACGCGCACGATGTGGGCATGCTGAGAGGAATGCGCAACATGCCGTTCAATGATGATTTTATTGTCGAAATATTGGCTGGAGCAACGTTCATCATGCAAGATAGCAGCGGCGATATCACGGTTGTCGGCGGCGCTGATATTTGGGCGAACAGAGAAAAAATCGGGAGGTTTGCAAAGCTGAAATCTGGCGAATGGGTCAGACATGAAGAAATCAATGTTATTTCAGAATCCACGCAATACCCAAGAATCAACACTATTGTTGAGACGCCAAACGGCGACATGATTTACGCAGGCTCGTGGACGGGTGCGATCAGAGTGCCGCCACCGCCTGACGCGATGCCAGTGGTTACACAGTCAACGGCGGGTACATACCCAATTGTGCGGGTATTCGGGCGACACAGAGTACGGTCATTTTACAATCGCGCAACGGGCAAGACGATTCGGTTCAGAAACACGCTTATTCCGGAAGGCGGGTGGCTGGAGTGTTCGCTTAGACCTGACAAAATCCAGATTCTTCACAACTGGAAAAACAGATTAGACCTTATTGATATCGGGTCTGACCTGACCGATTTTTGGCTTGAGCCCGGGAGGAACGACATTGTGGCTGACACAACGCCTTACCCGGAGGACAATATCACGGACATTAACCGCGGTGACGTGTTTGTTTTGTGGCAACCACGATACTGGAGCTTGGAAGGAGCAACGCATGGCGCTTTATGAAGTCAGGCGATACTGGTCTCGCGGCGAGCCGATAGACGTCATCACGGCGATGGAGTCGATAGACGTCACGCGCCTGGAAGGCGATATCGGCAAGCTGACGTTCACGCTGCCTTACAATTCTTTGTTCGCGGCAAGCATCGATAAAATGCAAGAGCTGCAGGTCTATCGCAAAGGCAAACAGCAGTTTGACACGCGTTACTTGATTAAGGACTGGCGCGAGTACACGGACGCTCAAGGGATGCGGAAGGTATCGGTTTATGCTGAGGACTTGAACAGCCTTTTATGGACGCGGATTGTGGCATATACCGCTGGTTCACAACAGGCAGACAAGACGGGCGCGGCTGACGACATGATGAAAGCGATCGTGCGGGAAAACATGGGACCGCTGGCGACAGCAGACAGGCAGATCGCGTGGCTGGTTGTTGACCCAGATTTTGGAGACGGCAGGAGCGTCAAGAAAGCTTTCGCGTGGCAGCCAGTCGGGTCAGTACTGCAAGGCCTGAGCGAGATGACCCGCAAGGACGACGTGCCGGTGCTGTTTGACCTGCACGGGAGCACGGTAGGCAGAGCGCAATTTTCGACTTACGCTGGTTTTCTCGGCAATGACAGACGCAGAGCGACAAGCACGCCGCTTTTGATTGGTGAGAAGTACGGCAACCTTGAAGGGTCAATGGCAGAACACATTACCAGCGAAGAAGCTACAGCGATTTACGCAGGTGGTCAAGGGCAAGAGGATGAGCGCATCATCAAGCAGGCAGTGGACGAAAGCCGCATTATTGCCGCCTGGCCTTATGGCCGCATCGAACGGTTCAAGGACGCGAGAAATGTCGAGGAGGAGCAGAGTATTGAAGATCAGGCGAAAGAAGCCTTAGGCGAGGCAGTGCCTTTCGTGCGTGTTAGCGGGCGGCTGGTTGAGACTGCTGGCTGCCGCTATGATATCGATTTTAAGTGGGGCGATATCGTGGACGTGGAGGCTTATGGGCAGATAACGGCATGCAGGATCGCTGCAGTCGGACTTAGTTATTCTGGCGGCGATGAACGCATCGACGTGAAACTGGAAGGAATTATTAAATGAGCGACCTGGAAAGCATTTTGAAACGCATTGAGCGCAGACTTGAGACGCTGGAGACGAAAGAGATACCGAGGCGCGGTGGCAGTAGTGGTGGAATAAGCCTGCAGGACGTGTATCCGGTCGGGTCGATTTATTTTTCAATGGACAGCACAGACCCGGCAGTCAAACTTGGTTTTGGCTCATGGGAGCAGATTCAAGGTCGCTTTCTGGTCGGTGTCAGTTCCGAAACTGAATTTAACGCGCCGGGTAAAACTGGTGGCGCGAAGACCGTCTCTTTGACGACATCGAACCTGCCGAGCCACAGGCACAGCATATCCGACATGAGCGCGGGTCAAATCACAGCTGGTGTAGGAAGTAAGCATTCGGTCATTTTGCCGGGCGGGACAATGAACACGGATTACTCCGGCAGTGGAACAGCGCATAACAACCTGCCACCTTATTTTGCGGTGTATATCTGGAGAAGAGTATCAGACAGTATGAAACCATGAGGAGCAATTACAGTATGAAACCAATTATTGACATTAGCGCATGGCAACCGCCATCAAGCATCAATTACGACCGACTGGCGAACGAAGTTAGTGGCGTGATTTTGCGCGTGGCTTACGGTACAAGAGCGGACATCCACTTTGCAACGCATTACCGAGAGTTTAGGGCGCGCAATATCCCTGTAGGCGCGTATCACTACATTGTTGAGTACAAAACCGTTGCGGAGCAAATCACTACCGCCATGACTGCACTTGGCGACCGCAAATTGCAACTCGGCTTTTGGGTGGACGTGGAACTTGAAGAAAACGCCACGCCGCTTAGAGCCGTGACCGCTGTTGCCTACACGCGTGAGATCGAAGCGCGCTTGGGCTACAAAGCAGGTATCTACACATCCGCTAGCATGTGGCGATCCATTTTTGGCAACAACAATCCGCTTGCAGACCGTGACCTTTGGGTTGCGCATTACACCACAGGCAACGTGCCGATTTTACCGACAGGTTGGAGCACGTGGAAGCTGTGGCAGTACACGTCGGAAGGGCGACTGAACGGTTACACTGGCGACTTAGACACCAACCGCTTTAGCGGCACGCAAGCTGATTTTGACGCTTGGGCTGGCAATGTAGGCGAGCCTGTTGACCCACCAACCGACCCTGACCAACCACTTTACTCAGTAAAGATTACGACCACGCCACCCAACCGCTATATCACCTACAACGCGCCAAATGGCGTGAGGTGGAATGAAGAACGCTGGCTACAAAGTGGCGACATCGTACCTGTTTGGGAAGAAAGCGGGTACTGGTTACGCATTGACAGCTTGCCACGTTGGATAAATGGCAGTTACACGCAATGGGTGAAGCGTGTTGATACACCGCAACCACCCGCAACCGAAGTCATGTACTACGGCGCATTGTACTGGCAACGTGACCCACGCTGGAAGGATAAGCCGCTTGGTACGCGCGGCACGATCGGTGGGCTTGGTTGCGCTATGGTGTGCACAGCGAACGCCATGAACGGACTTGGGAAAAGCATCAATCCGCTGGCGCTGGACAAGTGGCTGACGGAAAACAACGGGTACGCGAACGGCAACCTGATCATCTGGCAGGCACTGCAAAATCTGTATCCAGATGTGAAATGGGACGGGATGGTCTACCAACCGAGTGACGAGCGGATCAAGCAGACGATTAGAAACGGGAGGATGCCGATTATCGTGGTGGATTATGACGAGGGCACGCCCGCTGAAGACATGCACTGGGTGACAGGCATTGGCATTGACGCGCGCGGCAGGATTGTTATCCATGACCCGTGGGATAACGCTATTATTGCGTTTCGTGACAAATATAGAAAACCTGTGATTAGGTTCACGGGATATTCTCGTAAATAATCGGTTACAGAAAAATCAATTAATTTAGAACCATTCGGAGGAATAACTAATGGCAACATACAACAAATTTCAATGTTTCGTGGAAGACCTTGCAGAGAAGAAGCACAATCTCGCAAGCGACACACTCAAGGTCGCGTTTTCCAACGCTTCCAACGCTCCGTCCGCTTCGGCTGATGCAGTTCTGGGCGACATAAGCACAATCGCCACGACCAATCTGGATAGTGTAACTTTGACCGTTTCGAGTTCGGGTCAGACTACCGGCACTTACAAGTTGGTAGTCGCGGACAAGACCATAACCGCAACTGGCGCAGTGCCAGCGTTTCGTTATGTGATTGTTTACAACGACACCGCCGCTAACGACGAGTTAATCTGCTTCTTCGACTACGGCTCGGAAGTCACGCTCGCATCGGGCGACACGTTCAATCTCGACTTCGGCACAGAACTGTTTAGCTTGGCATAATCGGAGGTAATAATGGCAATCGTATACTGTTCTTGGGCAACTGGCAATGATACAACTGGCACAGGTACGGCTGCCAACCCATACAAAACAATCACGAAAGCATCCACATCACGTGCTGCTGGCGATGAGGTCAGGGTTGCAAAAAGCCCTGACCCAACTGCCTTGACTGGCACGACTGCATGGACTTTGAATGGCACAACCGTCACCGGCACCGACACGCTATTCACGACCGAGCTGGCAATCGGCGACTTCATCTCTGCTCCAGATGGCGGCTGGTATGAGGTCATTACAATTGGCTCTGACACCAGCGCAACGCTTTACAAAAAGTACCCATCTGCGACCGCGAGCGGACATTCCAGCCAAAAACTTGGCGTGACAGACACAGGTGCAGCGGCAGCAAGTTCAACGCAAGTTCAGGTTGTGAATTCAAGCGGCAACTCATCAGCGTTTTTGTACATTTCTGGCGGATGGGATTTAACC